CCGTTACCACAGAATTTGCTTAGCTATGTATCCGCCTTCGGCTCGTTAAACGGCCTGTCGGCCTACGCTGCGCTGTGCTAATTAGCAATCTTTTTTAGCTAAATATATTTTTCGCTTAAATCAAGTCACAGCATGATGTCCTGCCCTTTGACTTTCTCAATAACGGTGAATCGTCGACTGATAGCGGCATAACTTTCCGGATCGCTCTCCCAGATTGTCTCAATGGAGTACTGGGAGGTGACGACGAACTTCTTGGGTCTAAGGTACCGACCTCCATTTTTGACTTCTCCAATGAATGGGATAAAGTCAGCCCAGTTCTTAATGAGACTGGTGAGGTCTCGATGGAAGATGTCCATGTCATCGAGGATGACGACTTCTTCCCCTTGGTAGCCATCCCACCACTTGTTAAGGGGCTTGAGATAGGCATTGGGATAGGCTTGATTGGCGGACATGGTTTTTCCTGATCCGGATTCTCCGAATATCCAGATGCCGCAAACTCCGGAGAGTTGCGGAGGACGGACCATGTAGTCTTTGGCGATAGCTTTGAGCGTATTGTAATGTCTGATTCGCAGCTCGGCATCAATGGATTCGATATCGCCTGGGATTAGATTACTGTAGCTACCTCTTCGAGCAGCATCCCAGGCTTCTTCATAACGGTTGGCTTCGGCTTCGCCGATTTCCTTTGACGTTTTCGGGCGGGTTCCGAACTCGACGAACTCGCCGTCTTTTGAACAGTAGGTAATGTTCTGATCGGGGGTTCCTCTGGCGACGGTGATGTGCACGCCCGGAAGTGCGCCACATACTGCTCGGTGGGTCCGAGCGTTGTCGAAGTACAAGTATCCTTGTAAGTGGGGGGTCCCTGTTGTCGGTGCCCACTCGTAGCCATAGCATACGTAACGTGGGAGCATCTCATCGAGGCGATCCTGGTGCTCGGCGGGATAGTTGGACCAGGTGAAACAGAAAGATCTGGATCGGGTGTTGGACATCTGTTTTCTTTGATTTGCATGAAAAGAAAAGGGCGCCGGGTCTGTTATATACAAAAATATGCCCATCCTGCGCCACGGGAATGCCCATCCTGCGCCACGGCTTGGTGGGACGGGGGAGAAATAATTTCTCAGTGACACGACACTGAGGGTTGGGGTAATAATAGCCCCAACCCTCTAGTGTCGATTTATTTATACAATATAAATTCTCCCCATTATGTTAAAATTATTATTATGGCCAAGCGCAAATATATCCAAAATAGATTAGGCAACGGAGACTACCAGGTCATGACCCCTTGGGGTAGTCGAGTAGCCAGCTACGTACCCCCGAAGAAATTCAAGGGAGGTAGCGGTGAAAGATTCTTTGAACCCAAATCTCCTTCGGAGCGTCTGAGTTTGAAACACAAAGTGGCTGGGTCACGCACCCGGACCAAGACCAAGAAGAAGACCAAGGGCTGGAACAACGTTGATACCAATGGCATCAAGTACCAGTCGGCCTTGATTTCATACAAAAAAGCGAAGATACTTCGTACAGCGCAGAAACTAAGTCAACCGGGCAACGTATACGAATACGATACCGGCGGTGCCACATCAGGCCAATCTCTGCAAAACTTCTCTGAAGTTTGCAGTACTTTCGGAGTTGACCTCGTCAACCTCTACCAAGCTTTGAACAACGCAGGGGTCATCAATACCCTGCGCATAAGCAATCAACTCAATTTCTTCGGAACGAAGGATGAACTCGAGTTTATGAATTGCTCTCCATGTACCATGGAGTTTGAGATTTATGTCTTGATTGACAAAATCACCGCAACAAGTGCGCCGACTCCGTCGAGTGTATGGACTGTTGGAATCAGTCAAGAATCCAACGACGTGACAGGCCAAGTCGAGGCTTTTACTACACCGTGGATCAAGCCCACGGCGTACAAACATTTCAACACAAACTTCTGGACCAGAAGGTATACGTGTTCGCTGACAGCGGGCGAAAAATGCAAGTTTACCTTAAACTTCAAACGTAACCGTATCCTGGATACCAGTTACATTACGAACTACTCCGGTTCAATCAGAGGAGTCACCCATCGTATATGGGTACTGCAGAGAGGTACTCTGACAGACGGAACGAACCTGAAGACAGTCGCAGACAACGACCAAAGTTTGTCGGAAACCAAACTAGTTTGGCTCCACAAAAGCACTGCATACGGGTCTCTCCTTGGGAATTACCCGAGAGTGCAGAAGAACATTGGAAATGCTCTACCGCTTCCAGCTGCCCAATGGCATCTGGATGAGGATCACGGTGAAGCAGAAAATGCGGCCGTTACCACAGAATTTGCTTAGCTATGTATCCGCCTTCGGCTCGTTAAACGGCCTGTCGGCCTACGCTGCGCTGTGCTAATTAGCAATCTTTTTTAGCTAAATATATTTTTCGCTTAAAT